CCAAAAGCTGTTAGGTAGCCACTGCTGGGGTTGGTGATTTCTCCTGCTGCCACATAGGATGAAGAGAGATATTTTCCAGTTCCACGAACAGTGTCAAATAGACTGTGATCATTAACTATGGCTCTTGACTTAGTCCAAACTAAATTAGGGGCAAAGCCTACTCCCGTGAAAACCCTGCTCGTGCCACTGTTATCCCCTGTGTAGATATAGGGTGTAAAGTAATCTGACGGGTCTGCGATAGTCGGGTCGGGTAGGTTGGCACTATTAAGGGCTAAGAAATCCGTAGGTGGAGTGTAGGCAAACGCACTCTGACCAAAATTAAATTCTTGGAAATTACCTGAACTTGTGCCGTACCCGGAAGTTGCAGGAAAGAGTGGAGATTGTACGATGCTGCCAGCAACTTCGCCGGTTCCTCCCGCAGGATCACCGGAGTTAAACCACGTACCGTTCAAACCAATCCAAAGTTTTCCAGCGTCTTCGTCGAAGGCGTACATATTTACGTCGCCGCTGCCAGCCCCTGTATATGTCGTGCCCGCTACGCCATTACGATCTACCCGCCCGATTGTCGCTACTAAGCCAATACAGTCTGCGCCAAAAGCTCCACCGGGGTAGTCGTTTTGAATTAGAGATGCTCTTGGAAAAAGTCCTGTCCGGATTGTGCCAGTGCCGTCATAAGTGTTGGTCACTTCCCAGTAACATTTGCCTAGCACTCGCTGAGTTGCTGCACATCCTATATAAAAGGAAGTGCCATCGGAGGTGTTTCGCCACTTGAGATTACCTTCACTCATCGCCGAGCTTCTCGTAAGTGGGCTAGAAAGAGGTGACAAAGTACACCAGTTATTGGTTGGCGAGTCAGACATCTGGTCTGCCGCACCTCCTAATCCAGATGAAGTCCAGTCGTTATTATTTCCTGAGAAGTCTTCACCTAGATCGCTGGCTGTTTCACCGGTGATGTAGAACGAGTTTCCGGTCGCGCTGCCGGTATATTTAATCGGAACCCACTGTCCGGTGTCGCTGTTGACTTCGCCAAAGCTGGTTGGGTCTAATTGCTGCCCATCTATGAAGTGTATCTCAGCTAAGTAGCCATCAAGTTTATATAACGCACTAAAGTTTTCTGCCGAACCTAACGTATGAATAGCGTTTTGATTGATCGAATAATCGGTATTCAGTGCAGGATCGTTGCTTATCGAAAAAGATGTTAGCTCAACTCCGTTTACGTACATATGAAGTCTATTAGACGCAGTTGCTTGTGTTGTGTCTAGCGCAACGACGATGTGGTACCATGCGGAAGGGTCGCGAAATTTAGCAGTGCTAACTCTAAAACTAGACCCATAGAGACCATAATCTAAAGTATCCGCAGAACTGAAATATATACCGCCATAATTAAAGTCATTGCTACCCGAAGACGGCGTAGAACCCCAAAGTCTCTGGGTTGCTCCTGTAAAATTGCCCCTCTTGACCCACGCACTCCAAGTCCATGTCTTTCGGTTTCCAGCACTTGGTGTGCGATATAGGTACGCCGAGTCGTTGTCATTAAACCGGATCGACTGGTCAATAGAGTAACCAGCCGCAGACGATTTAGAAGTGCCTTGGATAATCGACATTATGCAAAGACCGCACTGGTGACGACATAGGCGTTCGTGCCATCGTCGTAATACGAGAGCCAATAGGTGCCAGCGGTGCTGATCGTCGTCGCCAGATTGGCATCGCCCTTAGTCGTCGCCGCCAGACTGATCGCGTGACCGCCGCTGTTGTCGAGCAGGATGTTTCCGCTCTGGCCTGCCGTGTGGTTGGTGAACGTCAGTGTGCCGGTGCCGCTGGGGGTACACTTGAAGTTATTGGTTCCGGTGTTGCCGATATCAAAGGACAAGTCATTATCGACGGTGATAGTGCCGCGCTGGCTAACGGTGAACGTCTGCGCCACATCGGTCTTTGCGGTGTCGGCGTCAAAGGCTTGAACACCATCAGTCAGAGAAAAAGCGACTTTCGTAAGGGCCATAATTGTGTTCCTTTATCCGAGAAGAACGGCTGAGAAGAATGTTTCACTGGCACTTGATTGGATGACAGGGCTTTCCGACGATGTGGACGCTCCGAAAAATCTAATTCGCACTTTGACGGTTCCGGCTCCGACAAGTTCATTGAACGACAATGAAACCTCATCTGTTCCGGCCACATCATTATCGAAGTTCAGCCAGCGCGTAGCACCGCTAGGTAGATTGACGCCGATAGAGATCGTGTCGATGTTTGTTCCCGCGCCTAAGCTACCAATCCTTATTTTCACATTGAAATTGTAGATGCCGCCGACCGGCAGAGTTACATCACCAGAGCCGTTATTGGTGACAAATCGCGCTAACTGAGCGGTATCAAAATCAACAGTCGTTTCAGCGCCAGAGGAGGGCGTGGAAATTGTCTGATTCCCAGACATCGTGTAGTGAAAAGCAATTTCACCAGCGCCGAATCTCACGTCATCGGTGTCGGTGTCATCAATGACAATCCCGTCGTCCATGATATTGTTTTTCACAAGAACGGGACCGGCACCATTCCCTACGCGCAGCGCATCGCCACATCCAGTAATAGAGTTGCTTGTGATGATCGCCGTTCCTGTGCTGTACCCGCCAGTTCCGCTGCGATCTCGGAGATAAATTCCGTACTCGACGCAGTTCAGAATAGTGTTTCCGGTGATGGACGAAAGTGTGGTGATGCCTGCTTGGGCGTTTACGCAAATTCCATTTCTGTTGCCGACAGATGCAGTGGTGTCGGATTCGTTGTCGATAAAGTTATTCGACAGAATCGAATTGTCACCGTCATCCCATCCGATGTTTCCGCAACCACCTAGATGCTTGAAGAATCTGTTTCCGTCCACAATGCAGGAATGACTTGTGTTGTCTATCGTCAAATTTTCGAGGCCGTTGCTGGAAAACTCACACTGAGAAATGTTTGAATTGCGAGCGGTATGCTGGCTAAGGCCGACACCTCCATTGCTGGAGATGACACAGCCGCGAAATTCATTCAAATCAGCGGTATATGTCTGACCGTCAACGATAAAGCCAGCGTTTGGAGCATTAATACATTTAATGTTTAGGAATTTATTATTTGAGGAAAGTACGGTTATGTTATTGCCCGTTGCCGATCCCGATCTAGCCGCTTTATTCCCGTCAATCGTGAAGTCTCTAAACGTCAAATTGCCGACATTACTGAGGCTGATCGCAGAGATAGTCGCCGCTGCGCTTGCCGCCACTTTTACAACGGTGGCGTACATTCCTGCGCCGCTGATCGTTGTGTTTGCTAGCGGCGTTAGGGCGGCGGAGATGATGTAAGTTCCGGCGGGGAAATACACCGAAGTTGATGCGTCAAGCGCCGCATTGATGGCAGTCGTATCATCCGTCGACCCATCGCCAACAGCGCCAAAATCTTTGACGCTAACGCTCTCGCGCAGCACCGACTGCACCGTGCGCTCGACCGCGCCGGTTCCTGCGGGCGTGTAGGTCACAAGCGAAGCGTCGGTTTCGCCGAGCGCCAAGGTGCTGATCGTCACAATTTCAATATTGTTGGTGCCGGTCGGCGGCGCAGACGAGAGGGTTACAGTCGTGCCGCTAACGCTGTAGGTGTCCTTCTGCTGGTACACACCAGAGATGTAGACCTGAGTGTTGTTCTCACCCGCCGGGGCAGTCGCCAGCGTAAACGCAACCGTGCTGCCATCGCCGTTAAAGCGTTGAACAGCGACAGTTCCCGCCGTGCCGGCCACCCACTGTGACCCGCTATACGCGCGCAGTTCATTAACAGTGGTGTTGAAGTAAAGGTCGCCGGCTTGAAGTGCCGAGGTATCAGCCCGCTGCGTCGGGTCAGACGCGGATGGGCCAATGTACACGTCGGCGAAGTTAGTAACGTCGGTGACGTTGGTGGCCACCGTCGTAACGTCCGCCGCGATGCCGGTCACGGCGTCGATGTTGGCCTGATCCCCGGTCGTCGGGGTCGTTCGCTTCCACGTCGTCGTGCCGAGGTCGTAGACCTTCATCACGTTCAGCGTCGTATCGAAGTACAGAGCCCCGTCCTGCAGGGCGTTGCCGTCGTTGTCGAGCGTCGGGTCAGACGCCTTGGCCCCGAGGTACAGGTCAGTGAACTCGTCAAGGGCTGCTTCAGCAGCAGTAGCGTAGGACTGGGCGGACGAAATTTGCGCGGAGGTGGGGCCGTTCGTAAATGCGGTTCCTGCCGAGTTGACGGTTAGAACCGCGTTGGCCGTCAGCGTCAGCGGCAGCTCGATGTCAGTCAGAGAAGACGACACGGGGAAGCGGGGGATGCGGCCGAACAGCTCTGCCTGATCCTGCACAGACTGCGTCAGCTTATCGTATGCTGTCTCCAGAACCTCCGGCTGCACGCCGCCCCGGTTCGCCAAATCCACTTCCTGCGTCAGCGGAACAGCGCGGCTGATGGTCAGCGTCTCTCCAGAGGCAGGGGCCACGACCATTTCGACAGTGCCGCCACCGTTGGCCCCTACACCGGTCACGGTGTAGTTAGTCGTGATCGTCTGGACCGTCTCCACGTTGGAGCTGTTCTTCAGCGTGACGACGAGGTGGTCCTCGTCGATCACCTTAAAGTCATACGCGAACGAGGTGGTCGCCCCGTTTCCGCTGTACGGCCCAGTCCGGGCGTCTTGGTTAGATATCGTCATAATCAGGCTCCACGTTTAGGAGGTTTATACCATGGAAAAGGTTGACATTTCTACTTACTTACGCTTCGGTCCAGTAACCAGCAAACGCCACCAGCTCTCGAACTCGTCGAACTCGAAAGTGTCCCCGTCGTCCATTAAAACCGACGTTGCTCGCGCTCCGGCGCGTGCGCCGGGAACGTGGAGCATATACCCAGTCGACATAATCAGTGACTTGACTAAAGGCGCATCAACCTCGTTCTGGCCAATTTGTTTGGACAGATTGGCCAGCTCCTTTATCGGGTTGCCCGCAGGGGTCGGCTGGTAATTAAAACCAGTTGTGGCTGCGTTGACTGCATCCCGCAAGAAGACCACGCCGCCGGTTGTTTGCCGCAGCAAGCTGCCGGCCATTTTCTGGTATATCGTGTCGTCGTCGTCTCCCCCGAACAGGTTGTTGAACAGTGCGTCTACTAGCAAAGACGGGACGACGGTTAGCCATATTTGAGCCTTGGCGAACTTGAGCGCCTGTGCCGGGTTTCTGAAACTTGTCTGCTTCCAGAGGTCGGTCTGCATGTTTTGGTACGCGCCAAAGTACGAATAGAACATGGTGAACATCTTCTTCCAGACAGGCCCCTGCTGGATGTCCGCCATGTTCCTCGGCAGCCCGGAACCTTGCGTCCGCGCAACCGTGTTGTCGGCGTAATCCACCGCGTTGTCGTGGCTCATACCCTCGTCCTTGGCTTTATCGTATGCACCCAGCCAAGTCGGTATAGAAACAGCCATGTCGAGCTTCTGGATCCCCCAGAAGCTGGCTGTTACAAGATCATTCTTCAGACTGTCTGTGCCGAGCCACCGGTTTGCCTCGCGCACTTCCCGGTTAAATGTAGCCGCCCGGTTCCGCATAAAGGCGCTGGCTTCCATAACTTCTTGAGCCGCTCGGCCGCGCTGGGCTGCAAATTTCAGCATACCTTTGGCGGCATATTTCTCGCCTATTAGAACTATGCTGCTGGTGTAGCCGAAAGGCTGCATCAACGCAGTACGCACACTGAGGCCCATCTCAGCTATAGAGCTACCCGTTCTCAGATACTGGAATATCTTCTCGACCGTAGTCGTGGGCGGCTTTGATGCCGCGACGGTGTGCTCGATCCACTTCGAGAACATATCGTAAAACTCTACGCCCTTAGCGTTGGTGACCGAATCACTAAAGGGTTTGCTGCGGATAACCCTGACACTATCCGCGACAGCCTCGCGCATCTCGATATCGCGAATAACCCCGTCGACGTGTTCAAACAGGACGCGCAGATCAAGCCAGACAGGTTTATCGCCAAAGCCTTTTCGCTCTATTGTGCTGCCATGCTTCGTCGATGTCTTAGCCCGCCCGCCGGCCGAGAAGTGCTTCAAGCTATGCGATGCGTCGTAATTCTCCTTGCCCCGTGCGCTGCGGTTAGGATCAGCGACCAGAGGATAATAGCCTCCTTTGATTACTCTGCCGGACGGGAGGGTGAACGGGGACGGCGCGATCTTGGCAGGAGACACACCTGTTGTACGTTTCTCCAGAGCAGACAAATCATTCCAGTAGGTATCGATATACTCCCAAATGCTCTCGACAACGTCCCAGTCCTTGTCTGTCAAGGTAGCCAATACGCCGTCAATCTGCGCGTCTGTGTACTCCTCTTTCAAAGCCGACACGTTTCCGGGGTTGCCCATATTCAACGCGAACGCCAACCGGGCGTTCAGAGACAGGCTGTCGTTAATCTCGGGGATGCGTTTTTTCCTGAAGAAAGACAGCCGCTCTTTTCTGGTATACGCGGACAGGATATCGTTGATGGCCTTGGCGGCCTTCATGCTCCGGTCAATGTATGCGTCATCTGCCCGCTTTATGCGCTGATACACCTCGGTATACACAGGACCGCCCAGCTCGTATCCGTCCAGTTCCTCGGATAGGCTGAGGATTGTCCGGTGCTCGGCGAACGCCAGTCGGACGAACCCCTTGACGCTGTCCCACTTTGTCCTCTCCCGGCCTACTGGAACGACCTTTGTTGCGTTGGCGTCGATGCTGTAACCCATGTTCCGGACCATCTGGTCGAACTGAGCCGTTTCAGCGTCGGAGTACCGCCGGCCCTGCGTCACAAGGCTGCGGGCCGTGTCGTGCATACCCTCCAGCTCAACGAACGTGAAGTCCCGCACATTCTGCTTTGTCAAAGCGCGATCTAGCTCAGGGGATATGTGGAAAGACGCACCGAACTTTTCGGACTGCTGGTCCGCCCATTGCTGCAGCGTCTCGGCTGATAACGTGGCGAAACGGCGGGCGCTCATCTTACCGCTGAAGTTTACGTCCCCGAGCAAGGCCTTAACCTGCTGTATGTATTCCGGGTGCATTTTGGTCGGGTCGAACTTGCGCCGGCTGTAGTCCGCCATACGCGCTATCATGCTGTCCGACTTAGACCTCAAGTCCCGCGCCTGACGGTACATATGGAAGTTCAGGAGCTGCTGTGTTTTAAACCGTAGGGCTGCGTCGATATCGCCGACAATAACAGCCTCGGCCGCCTTCATGGCAAACCGGCGCTCGGCGTTTAAGTACTTAGTCGGGGAACCGAGCTGCGCGATAGTCTTTTCGCGCATAGTGTTTTCTGCTGCTGTCCGGGCAGCTCGATTGCTGACTTGATTAGTGCGCCCCGCTTTCCGGCTCAGCAGCCGCAGCTCATCCAGTATGATCTGAGCCTGCCGACGGGAGTGGACTTTATTCAAGGCCTCCTCGTGCATCTGGTCAGCGTCCATAAGGTCGCCGTGCTGCTGCAGCATATATTCTCTGGCCTGCTTGTCGGCAAACTGTTTGGCAGTCAGAAACTTGCCGTCCTCGGACTTGGGCAGCTCAGACAGCTCGCGCAGTAGCTGGTCGGCAGACGGGTAACCGAGATCCTGAGCGGCACGCTCTGGGTTGACCCCATCCCTCGCGAACAACTGATTGCCGCCGGGGAGGTCATACCCGTACTCAGCGGCCATCTTCTTGTCCAGCTTCAGGCGTGCGGGATAAACCTCCGGGAGCGGATCTCCGTTGGGCAGAGCGCCCTGCTGCATTATTGACCGAGCACGCCAGACCGGGTCTTCATTTAAGGCGTCAAGGATACGCTTGCTCTCGCGGGACAGCTCCTCGTTCCACCGCTTAGTGCGCTCTCTGCGGATCTCCGCGAGGGCGGACTGTGTCAACTCGTCCTGCTGCGCCTCTCGGGCGGCTTCGTAGTCTGCCTTGTATTGGGTAAACTCCGCCTCAGTCAGGCCGGCGGCTTCGGCATCCTTGAACATAGGTGCCATACGCATCTCGTCCCGGACTACGGCGATCTGCTCGTCGGACGCCAGTAGGCGGTCCATTACGTCGGAGATGTCTTTATTCAGTGCTGCTCTGGGCAGCGAACCAGTCCTGCTGATGCGGCGATATAGCGTAGTCAGCCACGCAGTAAATTTAGCGAACGCAGACCTGAGTTCCTCAGAAGGGGCTTTGCCTTCCCGGAGGTAGGCTTCGTAAGTCTCCGCCCACCTCTCGTGCTGCTCGCGCCCTATCTCGGCACGAGACCCTACGCCGAGCCATTTGAGCACGGTGGCAAAGTCGTCCTTAATCTGCTGCGGGGCGTCGGTGTCTTCGGCGAACGCGCCCAGCATCTCAAGGTATAGGTGGCCGCTTTCGTGCAAAAAGGTGGACAGGTTCTCCGCGTCATACAGGCGGATGACTATGCCCTCAGCCGCCCCGAGATCAATAGAACCCCGGGCGGTTACGCCTTCTCGCTGCTGCTCGATGGCGGGGGGTTGCCCTCCTTGCTCGTATCGGTCGATGGCTGCGGCGACTTCGCGGGACGCTTGATCCCGGACAGCACGATACCGCTGCCGAGCCACTCCTTCCGCTCCTGCGGGGTCATCTCTCTCACTGGCATAATCGTAATCCTTCTTTTCTGGAAAAGCCGCGTTAACCGTTGTGGTCTCAATCGTATACACCGATGTCAGAGCCTTATCAACAGCTCTTGCAAAAGCGGCCCGGTCCACCCCCTCCTCTAAGATCAGGGTCATCTCGCCGTCTACAGTCGATTGGCCGCCAATCTGGGGGAACCCCTCGATACCGCGCAGGGTCTGGTAGATAGCGTCGATCTCTTGAAGGCTTTTCTCGCCGATCTGGATACGAATAGCCCCGGCTTCAAACGACCCTTCAAAAGCGTCGGCTGACAGGGCGACCATGCTATCTTGAGATAGCACAAAGCCCACGGCGCGGGCGACAGCGGCCGGATCGCCGGAAGTCAGGCGCAGCGAGAACGACGGGTTGGTGTCGTCTAGGTAGCTACCAATCTGTGCGAATACTGAACCGTCAGCGCCCGCCGCTTCTAGGGCGGCGGGAAGCACGCTCTTCGATACTGCGTCGCTGATCGAGAGCTTTACTTCAGGTGGTAGCGCGTTCCAGCGGGACGACAGCTCTACGTTATTCGGGTCTGGAGCGACCTCGAATATAACGTCTCCAGCAAAGTCTACTTCTTGGAAGAGGGGGTCCGTTCCTGCGGCCTGCTGCTCAAGAGCTGCTTCCGTAGCTGCAGCACCCGGTTGATCGCCTCGTTCTGCGACATCGATCCCCCGGTCTGCGAGGAGCTTTGCTGCGCCTTGCGAGTTGGTGCCTTCATCTAACTGTGCTCCGTGTGTTGCCCATAGGCGTTTCTCAAAAAACCACAGCGCCGCCTGAACGTCGCCGGGACCAATACCGTAACGCACTGACAGCTCTTCAGTCAACCGGAAGATCGACTTGCGCTCAGCCTCGTCGTTCTTAGGATCAGGCTGTGCTGCGACACCTTCGTTGCCCAGCGGCGGGTCCATAAGGCGGCCTGTCCAACGGCGGAAAGTCCGCGTGTACCACAGGTCCACGGTCGTGTCGTTCGCGTCTATGTCGACGCCGAGCAAGCCCATAGTGTACCGGCCGAGCTTTGGCCCAAACACCATAACGCCTCGGTCGGGAGCGCCTGCCAGTTCTTTCTTAGTTTTATATTTACCGGCCTTAAACGCGCCGCTGGCTAGCATCATCTCGTTGATTTCAGCGGGCGTGTGCTCGGCCAACATCCAATCGGCGGCTTCCTGTAGACCGCCTTGCGTTTCTACTAGATGCTTGAAGAACTGCAGGTGCTGCTCGTTAGCGCCGTTTCTAACTCCCCAGCCGGCGGGCTTAGTAACCTGCTCTCCAGTCTTCTTGTCCTTGTACGAGCTCATCTTGACTGGGGTGCCGTCGACATTGCGCCGCTGGACGGGGACAACACCACCCTCCAAGAATATCTCGTATGCACCCGCAGACATACCCCACGCTTGCGACGGGTTGGTGCCGTTGGAGAAGATGCCCGCGAGGATCAGGAAAAAGTCTCTGTGCCCCGGCTCAGTCAAAAGGGTGGGGAACAGGTTCTCTGCAGTTGTGTTTATAGCGTCATTAACATCTTTGCCGTACCAGCCAACGCCACTATTTTCACGTTCAAGCTGCGCGTCCATCTCAGTAATAGCCATCTCCAGCACTTGCTGGAAATGGTCTGGATTATCCTCTGGAAACAACTTCTCACCGACCTGCGCCGTGTGATCGTCAGTCAGAGCCTGACCTATATCTTTTATCAATATCCTGTTGTTGTTACCCGTTGGGGTTACAGGCAGCGGGTTCTCAAATAACGAAGCACCTTCTTGGAACAGGAACGTGTCGGCGTCACCGAACTGCGCGTTCTTGGCGAGTACCAGCGGGCCGACCTGTATCACCTCGTCTGCAGACAGAACGGGCTGCTGGGTCTTCCGGTCGTAGAAGAATGTGTGACGCCGGGGGTCATATCCAACCTGCGTCCACGCCGGATCGTTAAGCGCAGCGTCAGCAGCGGCTTTCAGCTCAGCGGGGTCGACGCTTTCCAGCGTGCCGTTGATCTGGGCGAACGGTGCCTTGCCCTTCTCCCCGCGCCCTACCTTACCGGCGGCGCGTTCAGCAGCATCACCCGGTTCAGTAAACGTGGCGTTGGTGATGCGGGCGGCAGCCTCGTGTGCTACGGGCTTACCCTGCGGGTTGTGGATTGTCGGAACCCAGACACCCTTCTGCGTGTACGCTGGGATATCGAGGCGGAGGCCTACACCTTGACCCACGAACTCACCGCCCTTCCCGAGGCGGCCTACTTTGTTGCTGGCGAGAGCGCCTCGCATAGCAGCCTCTGTAGCAGGCTCAGGGACGCTCTCGTAGGGCAGGACGGGTTTATACTGGTCAACTACCGCCTGATACTCTGCCTGCGTTATACGGCCCTCTGAGCGGTCTCTGGCGGCCTGCTCCAGTTCAGGGATGCGGGGGTCGGCGAAACCCTGCTGCGCCTGCTCCAGCGTAGTCGCTGTGGGTCTAAGGCCAGCACCGGTTACGCGCTCGATGCGTGGCAAGAAGCGGCGCTGGATCGTCTCCAGCGGAACCCCAGTCCTGCGAGCCATCGTGGAGAACACCGCCGCCATCTGCTGAGCTGCTGCTCTGGCCGCCGCAGGGTCACCGCTGAGCGCGCCGCCGGTCTCCATGAGGCGGCCCTCGATCTCCTGAACCAGCGCATCTGTGGCTGGCAGGTCTCCCATAGTCTGCTCGACTTCTTTGATGAACTCCTCGCGAGTAGCCATCTCCGTCAGGTCGGCAATTTCCTGAGCTTCGTTCGCGCTAACTTCATTGACATCGAAGGAGATGTGTTCTGCCAGCTTGTCGATGGTCTCTTTTGGAAGAGACCAGAAATCGGCCGGGTTGAGATCAGCGCCTGATCCAGTGGCGCTGCCATCCATCAGGTTATCAGGCAGGCGGAATAAGTCGGCCTGCTCGGGAGGAAGGTTTTCTACTTCCTGTAAAAGTATGTTGATGCCCTCGTCGGAGAGGCGGACGCGATCTACGCCATACTCCTCCATCAGGCCAGCCTGATACCCCGCCCAAGCCTCGGGGTCGCGCTCACGCAGATTGCTGTTCAGCCCATTAAGCTCCCGGAGCTGGTCTGCCCGTCTGCGAGTAACACGCGCCTTCACAGTGGCCTCTACGCTGGCCGTGACACCTCGGACAGACCCGCCGAACCCGGAACCAGCGACCATGCCGCCGATAGCTTCGTCGACCGCATCAGCTATGTTGAACGGCTTCTTGGTACCAATGGTCTCGCCGCCCTTCTCAATAATCCCCTGAGCGAACTCGGTAGCCCCCTCTTTTACAGCGGCCTTGCCGGCAGCTTGAGCAACCCCTTTGGCGCTTACTTCTTTCAGCGCGTCGTCCAGCCCAAGCATTCCCCGAGCGCCAAGGCGCTCCAAAAATGCGGACGCAGTAGCTGCAGGGAGAGCCCTGATAAAGTCACCGAAGGTGGCCGTCGTGCGGCCGTCGTTCTTAGCCCGCTGTGCGGCTATCCTCTCGGCCTGAGCGGCGGCATAGGCGGGCAAGCTAACAATAGCCATCGCCATATCCGGGAGGGATATAAGCCCTTGCTGGACAATGAAGGGGAGGACGTCTTCGACGGGGCGGTCTTTAACATTATCCCAAGAAGTTAGCTTCTCCTCGACAGCTTTAGTAACGCCTGCCACCTTTTTAGCCTTAAGGGGGTCAGCGGCGTAACTTGACGTTTTAGGGGCCGCTTCATCCCGTATGCCGAGTGCCTCATAAATAACATCCCCGACATCCATAATTGAAGTGGCCAGACCGGGACGCTGCTCAGCTACCTTCCTATATTCCTTCGCCGCCTCGTCCCCAAACAGGAACGCAGTTATATTCTCAGATATATAATTCGTAGGAGCGCTAAGGGCTGTCGTCACGCGATCCACAAACCGGTTGAACGAAAACGCGTTAGTAAGCAACTGACCATAGGCTGATTTGGCCACAGCCTCAGACGTGGTCAGGCTGTCGACATCATCGTGAGCTACCTTTGCGTTATTAGGCAGGCCAAACCACTTCCTAGAGTAAGGGCTGTCCTTGAGCTTATTCATAAGCTCCTGAGCCCGAAGACTGTTCTGCAGCTCCCCGGTGTCCTGCTCGACGACTGACATGGGAAGGCCGGTCTTGCGGGACGCGTCCAGCTTCTGCTTAAACTGATCCGGGTTAACTGTAACCGCTTGTCTGGTCACCTCCCGTTCTTGAACAGGATCGGGCGACAGACCGTCGAGGTTGTCGAATGTTTGGCTCTGCTGGGTCGGCTTAAAGATACTAGACCGCTTCTCCTCAAGGTCGTCCGTGGTCTGTTTCAGGCCGGTAAAATCAGTAAACTCCACGGCCTACCTCGAGTTATTTCTGAAGAGTTTGACATAGTTATCTGAGGTGAGCGGAATACCTTGCCTTACGAGAACACTTGTCATTGTTTGATAATTGGCAAGAAAGGACGCTCGCTGCTGCGGGGCTATTGCGTCGGCGCTTGTTTTTAATCGCTTCCACTCAGCCAGCAGGGAGGCCCTAGTAATAGGAACTTTTTGAGCATTCAAGCTGGAGGACATAGTCGGGTAGGTCTGCTTAAACAGATCCACCTGAGAGTCGGGCACATCAGCGTCCTCGGCGAGGTTTTTAATTTGTTTCTCAGTGAGCTGGAATGCCTGAGCCGTACTATCCCACCAGTCGTTGTCGTACACTACCTTGCTGGCGGCCATGCGGTTGATGATCTCAGACCTCTGGGCCGGGGTGGTGGCGTTGGCGGCCATGGCCTGCCGGTTAAACTCAAGCTGCCAAGCGAGAAAACCCTTGTGCTCTTTGTCGGGGTTTTTACTTGTAGTCGCCCGGAAGGTTGTCTTTAGCAGCGCCAAATCGCTAGACGCCATAGATACCTTGCGTTGCTCCTCGTTGATCTTGCGCTCGTCTGACGCCTTTAGTGTAGCAGCTGCCAAGTTAGCGGAGCGCCACTCAGAGGCGATCATGTTCCACTCAGCCTTAGTTACATTCAACTCGTATTTAGCCTTCAAATCGTCAAGGCCTATACCCGTAAGATATGTCGGGTCCGCGCTTTTCGTTCTGTAGTCGTCCATAGAAACGCCGCCGTCGCCGGGTCGATTATAGTCCGGGTCGGCCGCCGTCTTTCTGGCGTTATCCTCGGCGTCTCGGATGTGCTTGCGTTGATAGTAATCCAAGCCGTCGAGATCGGCCTCAGAAATTGACTCCCCTTTTGCGGCACGCTCGGAGGCGTTGTCGAAACGGTCAGCGATAGCCCGCTTCTTGAATACCTCTGCCTCGTCAATCCGTGCCCTAACCCTAGACACAGCCTCGTCCCGGATGGCGGGGTCAGATAATTTTCTAGCCTCGGCCAGCCGCTGCTCATCGGTGAGACCCGGCTTGGCCATAATCCCGTCTGCGGCCCGCTGGCCTTCACCTTTAATGGTGGCCCCCTGAACGAGCTTAGCGGCGGCCTCTCGGTCCTGCGGCATCATTTCGTCAGAATATCTATCCAGTAGGGTTTTTGCCCTGACATAATCCTGCTTGGACACGGCGGCGGATATAGCACTCTTACTACCCTTACTGAGCTGTTCTCGGATGTATGTCGCTCTGCCCTCCGCGTCTAATTGGCTATAATCTGCATAATTTCCGGCGGATGCCTCGATACTTTTTCGCTCGTTAGACAGGGTGGCGTCGTCGTTATAAAGATCAGCCATGCGCGTCTGGCTGTTGCCGATTATTGTGGTGAGTTGAGAGGCCTTGTATTTGTTGACTTCAACACGCTCGTGCGCGGCTGCTCGCTTCAGTATAGACGCCTTCATCTTGTTGAAGAACTGCATCTGGGCTGCTCGGCCCGCTGTAGTGGTAGCGGCTGGCTGGGAGGCGGCCCAATTGTCAAACGCGGACATAGCGTCTTTTGACGCGCCCTGAGCGCCCTTCAATTTCCTGCTGAGCACGCCGGTCTCGGCGTTATTCATAAGGTCAGTTTCAAATTCAGAAGAGGCTGCCTGCGTCTCCAGAAGGGCAGTTGTATCGTCTTGCTCGGCGGATTTTAGGAGGCCGTCGGCAAACGCGTCCATTGCCTTGGAAGCCTGCTGCAAGGCGCGGCCCTGAGCAGCGCCGAACATATCTGCGGATGTCTGGAGGTTCTGGAACGGCTGAGCGACAACGCGGCCGCGAACAGAGCCGACCTCTTGGCCGGGGAGTGCTGGTGTTGGTATACGAGCCATCTGCTTAAGCTCCTCCGAACGGTTCGCCACCGCCGCCAACAACAGTGCTGGGGCTACTAGGGATATTCCCAAATGCCTTAGTTACCTTGCCTGCGCTGGACAAAAGAGAGCCGACGGCGGCGAATCCGGGTGACTGGGCTGAGGCCTGAAGGCCAAACAAGCCAGCCTGAGCCTGATAATTTACGCCCTGTATCTCAGCCACACGCGCCTCCTGCTCGTAATTGTCGCGCATTTTCAGGATGTCGTATTCGCCGATCTCGGCAATATCCTGCAGGAACAGGCTGGCTGTCGCGTCTCCGGGGTCGTCTACCAGTAGACCGTTGGCCGCGAGGCGTGCCTTCGCAGACCCCTTGGTTGCCAAGAGCCGCTCCCGCTGCTCGTCCTCCGCCACCTCCGCCTGTTGCCGGATGCGCGTAGCGTTCTGCTGGGCAATGATGGCGTTATTCTCGGCCACTTGCCGCTGGTAGTTAGCCTGCGCTTTAGCAGCCTGAGACTGCTGGTAGGCCCCGATTGCGCCAGTCGCAGCGCCTGCGACGGCGGCTATTGCGGATACTACAGCCATTACACCACCCGCTTTGAGTAGACCCGCTCTATGGCGGAATAACCCATACGCTCGAAAACCTTACCAATATCAAAATGCAGCTTAATTTTGTTAAATATCTGGGTAACGCCAGCCTGTTTAAGGACAGCTTCAGCGTGGCGAAACAGCTTCAGACCGGTCATACCCTTGCGGTACTCCGGGGCCAGCCAAAAGATATCTGCGTCGGCGAACAACTCGCTCGCGTAATGCAAAGAGGGGGCAACAATATAGACAGCATAGCCCACCAACCTGCCGTCTTCTCTGGCAGTGATGACTTTAAGTTTGCCGTCATCAAACAAGTTCTTGTAGATGTCCCACATCGGAGACAACGGGACTGCGTCCTTATTCAAGGCAATTTCTTCCCAGTGCTCGTGCAGCAGCGGGGCTACCTCCTGAAGAGCTACATAGAAGTTTTCTTCGGCAAACTGCATTAGTTACCCCCCGGAATAACTTCTGGAATAAGAGCGAGCAGAGTCATGGGTAGCGGGTCTCGCTGCTGGACTACTATCTGCCCATCCTTGTTCCAACTAGGTGACATCGTGAGATCCTTGTCGCCCGTAATCCAGTCTGGCGTTTGGCCATACTGTGCGGGTAGACCATACTTTATTTCTCGCATATGGTCCAGATCTGGGCCGTACCAGCCGCCTAAAGACTGCTCGAAACGAATAGACAGGCGGCTGATTTTCTTGTTGCGGCCCTGTATGGTGTCCATAACATTTCCGTTGTCGATACGTAGGGTCTGCATCTCAGACGTGTACGGCAAGCCGATGTGCACGCGGCTGGCTTTATTCTGCAAAGTCACACCGCCACCAGAGACAGTCAGGTTGCGCTCGACATAGCCGTTGCCCAGAGCGACGACAGCCTGTCCCTCTAGGTGCCACAAACCAGATATGGAAGTCACCGCCTCCCGCACCTTGCCGCCGCTGTGGTAGGTCTTGAAGGCCGTGCCGTTCACGTTAGACCCGTTGTTCTGCAGCTCGAACGTCGTGCTGGTAACATTGGCCACCGTGTATCCGCTGCCCTCCAGATCCGTGTCGTAAGCCCAGCCACGGGTCGTAGAGCTGTCGGACACCTTGATGCCGGAGATATCCACAGTGTCCCCATTAGTGAGGCCGTGGGCTGTAGCTGTAGTTATTACGACTGGATTTGCGTTGGTGAACCCGGAGATATCCACAGGGTTATCCAGAGTAAGGCCACTATCCACAAAGAAGCTGTCCTGAATATCCGTAAAGTCGCGTGTCTGCATGCGCTCCACGTACTTCATGGTAGACCCGTTAACCGTGCGCTCGACGAGGAAGTAGGAGAAATCGTCGTCTCCCTCACGTATAGCGGCCACAGACTTGAAGTCGCCTTGCGTGGTATGCCTAGCCCAGCCAAATACGTTCTGCTCTCTGGAGTAGGTCAGGGACAGGCAGATGCCGTCATCCCTAACGCACCAGATTAGGTTATGCGGGGCCTGAGCGAAGGACCAGTCCGACACGGTGTTATAATTGAACAAATGGCGGGCCAAAACGGAAAGATCATTACCCGAGTAACTGTCGCTCTCGAATTTGTAGCCAAGATCCCTGACGGTCTGTCCGGGCTGCATGTAGATCACGATATCGCCAGCGACGATGGGCGTCAGGCGGGTGGACCCATAATAAGACTGCGGCTTAACCTGAATACCGCTGGGGGTAATAACCCCGTCTACACCCTCGACCAGCCACTCACCGCCCGATGTCAGGATGACGAGGTCGGACAGGGAAACGAAGTGCCGGATCTCGTTAACCTGCCGGGAGGCGATAGTAACCGTGATGGCGTCGTCGTCCTTCTGCGGGCTGGAGAACGACATATTGCTGATGTTCCCCGTCTGCGACATAAAGAACTTCTGCGTGTCGTTGTCCGTGTTTGCGAATATACGGCGCTGCTGGTGGTAGCCCACAGCGGACGGGTAGTCGCCTGTAGCGTTGAACGGATTACGCGCCTTCGGAGGCGTGTCACTCCCGTCAGGGAGGATGTTGTCGTCGTTAAAAGAAGTGCTTTCTGCCCGCCCCACGAAGCCGTAGATGCCGTTCTTTTCCCTGTAGATGTTGTAAGTTCCCGCTCCTGCGGCGGCGCTCCACGTCACGGTATTGTCCCAAGAAGTGTCCTTGCTGGTAGAACTGCTTCCAGTGGCCGGCAGGCTCTCCTCCAGCGTCTCCTCGTTCACCGCAGTGACAGCGTAGGTGAACGTGGTGCTGCCGCCTGTAGCCGTAACAGAGACGCTTGTAGGGGCCGCCTGCGACGGGGCAAAGGTTATCGTGCTCAGGGTCCAAGCATCGTGATCTGTCCGCGTCAGGTCGCGGGGAGCATAGCTGGGGTGAGTAAACGTCATAACATCAGCAGACTGGACGTATTCCAGATCGAAGATATCAGACGCTGCATACGGAGTCGCCAGCTCAAACACTTTATCGGCGGTGCCCCCGGACGTGTACGCAGTATATCCGCTGCCGTCGATGTCAGCGCCCGCGCTATTCTGCAGGCTAAAGGTCGTCGAGGTCAGGGACGTGATATTAAACGTGCGGCCATTGAGCTGGGTCATGCCGGAAACGCCAGAGATGTAGACGCTCTCCCCGTTAGACAGGCCGTGGGAGGTGGATGTTGTAACGACAACCGGGTCTGCAGCAGTAACCCCTGTAACAGTCAAAGAAACAGAAGTATCGAGGACTTGTCCGGCGTCTTTAAACACGCGTATGTACTGGTCGCCTAACTCGAGGACATAGGTCTGGGTGGTGTTGTACTCGAACGGTATCAGCCGAGTGGTGCCCGTGCCTTTAGCCTCGGCGATAAACTGAAGTCCGGGCCGATTGGTCAAACCGCCGTGTATCTGCGGGAAAAAGTTCTCGGACTTGTAGACGGAGGTTTTATACTTATCGATGTCTACGCGGGCAGCGATGGCATCGGATACTTCACCACCGGCCAAATTGGGCTGGATGACCTTAACCATTAAACGCGAGCCCGAATCCAGTCGGCGTCTGGGATAGCTTCCTCGATGCCTTCATTACTGTCGGTCTCCCACGCGCTGTTCAGCACTGCCTGAGCCTGCTGGTAAAGATCGGCAGCAATCGAGCGCTCACCGACCAGCGGCATAACCAGACGAGCTGCTAGGACGTAGGAGAACGCCATGACGAACTCTGGATCGTAGTCTGTGGTGTCCTCGATACGTGCGGTGTAGAATATCTCGGGTTTCTGAATATCGGAGAGGATGACGCGTTTACCTGATGCGTTGCGGGCCACCTCGAACTTAACGTGAGGCTGGTCCTTACCGAGCGGGTTAACTACCCCGAGCATCCTGATGCAGTCGGTGGGGTACAGAAACATATATTCCCAGTGACCCGGAGCCGTGCCAGTCAGGGCGGCGGGGCTTGTGTACTTGGTAGCGAACGCCCACGGGTGCTGGCGGAGCAAGGCATCTCGCGTGTCGTCAAACAGCAGGTTGACCTGCTCAGCTTCCGGTGTCGCCTCAGTGATGTCACTGATGTCGTAGCGGTCACCAATATGCTGCAGGGCCAGCTTTGCGATTTGTACCTTGCTCGCCATCTTTTAATCCTCGAGTTTAGCGGACCTAGACCGCTTCATTGTCGGCGTCTGCTTGTAGTCCTTACGGGGCCTGTCGTATGGCGCACCGTCAATACTAGCGACATCATACTTGGGAAGCACGACATTGTCTGAGATGTCGTATGTGTCTCCCTTGCGGTAGCGTTTGCTACCGTCGAAAAAATCCTCTTTGAACACAACTTTAGGCATATTTTATCTCCTCTGTTACATGCCAGTAGAGGGGGCCGCCGAAGCAGCCCCCTCCCAGCGGCCTATTAGTTAACCGCGTCCGGATACGCTTTCCAGCCCTTCGGATCGAAGGTCAGGAACGCGTTGATCTTACCAGCGGTAAGAGCGGCGGTGCCGACGTTCTGCTGGACGCCCAGATACCGCTCGTAAGCGGTAGAGCCTTCCAGAGGAACGGCAACGACGATCTCGTAACCGGCAACCAGAGACGCCTTCGGGATAGCGGCGCTGGCGTAGTGCAGCGTCTCCGTGCCGTTCGCCGCGAGGGTCGAAGTGCCATCGGAGACAAGCTGGAACGACACAGTCGCCGAGCCAGCAGAAGTGACCGCAGTGTCCACCTGAATAACCAGATAGAGCTGCTGTCCGTTGCCAAGATCCTGCGGCGTAGCGCCGAGATCAATAACATCACCGACGGCCGCGAGGCCCGTCCCGGCAGTGCTGAGCGCGGTGGCATCCGCAAACTCAAGAAGTTCGTCCATAATCATGGCGATATTTCCTTCCTTGTGTGGGTTAGGATACGGTTGCTTCGTTCGTGCGCAGAGCGTCACAACGGCGGATCGGGATACCGCCCCATGAAGTCTGCATCGTGCCGCCAACCATGTCGACCGAGAGGGTCGAGTTCTTGACAGCGTTCGAGGTCTGACGACGCAAGAACGACATAACCTGCTTGTCCATGTACCACGCGCAACGGCCAGCCGAAGTATTCGGCAGTTCCGTCCACGCCTGATGCATAAGATCGTTCAGGTCAGCGCCCGTCGAAATATCGGCCGTCAGAAGCGAGCGGTCGATATTGGCGATACGGACAGCATAGCGCCAGTCGCGAACCGAGAGGCCCACATCCCAACGATAGTGCGTGCGATACGCCTGCATGCGGCCGTTGTTGCCATCAGCGTTTTCAAGGGTAACTTCACCCAGATCGCGCTGCTGGATACCAGCCTTGGACCCTTTAGGGATAATACCGTGGCAGGTATTCGGTCCCCAGCAGATCAGCCAGATCGACGCATTGTCAGAGCCTGACCCAGCGCCGTTGATAATGTTGTCGCCATTTTCAGCCGTGAGGCTGTTGTAGCGAGCAGCCAGACCGGTGAACTCTTCCGGTGCGGTGCTTTCATCACCATAGAACAGCGTAGACGCGAACTCTTGGTTCATACCTTCGATGTGAGGACGGTCTTCCTGAAGACGGAAAGCAGCGGGGTTGCCAGCCATTTCAACAAGGGCTTTATCGACTTCGGAGTAATCTTCCATCATGCCTGTGTTGTCAGTGACTTGCACTGCGCGGCTCTTCGTCGGCTGGACGCCGCCGTAGAGTTTACGCCATGTCGGCGTCGGGAGACCGGAACGGATAGATGTCCGGTGACCGGTCGTAAGGTTACCCTCGAGGAACGTCATGTCCATGAGGATTTCGTTCGTGGCGTTGAGAATTTCTACAACGTCAGCTATGGACCCGTCAGGATCGGTGACCTTAGCGAGGTCAGCGAGCGTCGGGTTAGAAGTGCCGAGGACTGCCATTTTAAGCTCCTTTACTCAGCGGTTTCGTACATAGATGGGTACATTCTCTGCAGTGAATCTGGACCTTCGATTTTGCTGTCTCCGGTAACCAGCTCGCTTTCAGAGATGGCTTTACCCACCCGATAAAATAGGCGGATGACTTCAGGATGGTTCCCGAGGCCGAGCCCGTCAGGGTTGTCGGCCGAAGGCGTATCGATCAATTTCGCCAGCTCTGGGCTGGCGAAGCTCTCCATAGCCTTTTTAGCCAAGCCAAGGTTCTCGTCTAGCTGTTCGCCTCCGAGTTCCTTGTCCACCTTGGTTGCGTCGGCCCACGACGAGATACGCTCGCTGTAAGCCTCCGCCATCGACTGCTGCGCATTTGCAGTACGCTCGATGTCGTATTCGATGAGCTTCTGGAATTGATCCTGAGAGAGGCCAAGGCCGTAGGCGTATTCGCCAAAAGCCTCGAGTCGCTCTTCGTCAATCTCCAGCCCATCTGGTGGCGTGAACTCATATTCCTCCGGTGCCCCGGTGGATGCGTCCTCGCCGTCTCCGTCGCCCTCGTCACCCGACAGCAGGGTCTTGGATTCCTTCTCGCCGCTCTCCTCAGCAGCGACTTGCTCTTCGGTCGTCTCCTCAGCAGGCTCCTCTACCTGCTCAGCAGCAGGCTCCTCAACCTGCTCTTCAATAATTACGTCTTCGTCAGCCATGCTTTTCCTCCATTGGCTAGTTCAGTGTGTAGATGCCAGCGAAGCTGGCAGATACTGGGTTGTTGTTGCCGCTGCTGGATGCGCGGCACTCAATATCAGTCTTTTCCGGGAGCGGTAGCGGGATCTTAATGTCCGTGACGTAGGTGCCGCTCTGCAGAACATTGACGAACAATGTCCTGAATACCCCGCCAAACTCTCGCACGCGCAGCTTTGTGGTCATATATGTGTTAGCCAACGACACAGCAGCCGTGAAGTCCACCTGAGAGAGGTGGAAAGTGTAGCCTGCCGGGACGGTCCAAAGCGCCAACTGCGTCTGGTTGTCGGTGCCCAAGTTGGCAAGGATGCTTCCTGTCGGGATAAAAGAACCATTTAGGCCAGCGCCGTTAGCAATATAGATAGTCCCTGCGGCTGTGCCCAAGCTGCCCGCAGTGAGGGCGTAGGCCCGGTATATCCTGATGTAGGTGTTGGCTGTGAGGGTCTGCGACTGACCCGTCATCGCTAAGTCTTCGGAGACCTCGTTGTAGTTAGCGTCCAATCCGAATACTCGTATAGACCGAACGCCAGTGCCCCCGGCCGTGTCGTTGGCGGAAGTGCTGTTGACATACATGCGTGCGGCGGTGGTGGGGTACACATAGATGCCCCCATTAGACCACACCGTCTCCTCGGCTCCGTTGATGTCAGAGTTAAAGCCGAACTTGTAAATAGACTTCGTGCCAGCCACTAACCCATCAGCGATGGCCGCGCTGGCTAGCTGCTCGGATACCGGGAGTGGGGACCCCGGAGCAGCGTTCACGAACGCGCCGTCGCTCCTCTCGTGCAGACCAACGCGGGCATACCGGTTCAGGTTGAACGGCCCCGGCTCCGTCGTCGGCGGATATATGTGCGTCGGGTTAACCATCGAAGTGGTTTTCCTCCAGCATCTGCATGTACGCCTTTGGGTTGTTAGCCCTGAGATTTTCGTGGATCACTCTTCCAATCGATCTAGCGCCTTCGTTAAAAGCCGTCGCATCAAAGCTCGCAGGGACATAGCTTTGAGACGACATATGACCCGCTTCAAAAATAAGTCGATATAGCCAACGACGCCCGCGAGGCTGAGAAGCAATAAAGTCAATGTCCTTTTCAGCGTCTGCTTCATTCTTCTTCGCCTTTGCTACATCTTCAGGATTGCTTGCGTTGTACGTCATACCACTGAGGCTCCGGTGCCCAAAAGATCAGTAAGGGCATTGGGGTTCTGCGTGTCAGTTTCAGACAGAACCTTAGCGCCCTGTGCGAGCTGGCTGGCTTGCTCCATGGCCTGCATCTGCTGCTGCTCTTCAGCACGCGCCTGCCGCTTAGCCTGCAGCTCCTCGTCGGAGATGATGACATCCGGGCTTGTGCCGAGTATCTCAGAGTATTGGCGCAGGGCCTCGTCACTGTCGATCCCGTCCACAATATCCGGAAACACGGCGACAAGGTTACCGGCAAATCCCATGACGCGTTCGAGGCTAGAAGCGGCGACAGCCTGCTGGGCCTGCGCGAGAAGCGAGATATACTCGACCTCCAGCTCCTCACCCGCCAAAGCCTCGGGAGGTTCAGGGAGGAGACCGGCCTCCAAGGCGTACTCGAACACGTCATCGAGCAGAGGGTCCAACAACTCTACGTTAATACGTTGGAGCACAGGGCCCAGCAGCACTAGTTTCTCTTCGTGACGTTCGACCACCTCGGTGGCGGTCATCTGTCGGCGGTCGGAGTTAATCATCATCGCAAACAGGTCAGCGTAAAAGCCTCGCTGGATGCGGTTCTGCACTTCCGCAATATCCACCTGCAGCTCGGAAATACGCGGCTGCACCTGATACGCCGGCACAAATCCCTGACCACCCTGCATCGGATCTACATAGGTTGTCTGGCCGGGGAGCACCGTGGAGGGCTTGCCCTTCAGGCTTGTCGGCGCAACCATTGGCGGGTTGACCATCTTGTCGATAGCCTGCGCCTTGCGCTTCTGCTGGTGCTGCAACTGCTTGATGTCGCCCAGCGTGTCCATGCCGGGGCAGCGCCCGTACACGTCGCCGCTGAGAACATCCCAGCGCGGCACGTAGGCAGGGAACTTGCGGTAGCCGCTCTCCATCAACAGCTCGTCGCTCTCCGAGGCCAGCTCGAAGTAGCAGCTCTTGAACGGCATGTTCAGGGCGTCTTTCTTGCTGGCGTCCCGGTCGCCCATCAGGCGCGGCTCGATGAAGTGCAGGACTTCAACAAGCTCGTCGTAATTGCTCTGATCCCACAGGCGCTTCGTAGCTTTGCTGACGCCAGACCAGTCCATCTTCTCGGTCATAGGATCGTGTACGAACTTCTGCACGATCTGGCCGACGCTCATGGTGAAGTGCCGACCCAGCGTGTCCACCACGCCCTGATCGTTCTCTGCGATGACGTACTCGCCTACGGTAAACGGACGGAACCGGATCACGTCGTCGAACGACGGCTGCCTGTAGAGGGGCGCTGTGCCGAAGGCACCAAGCTCTGTGTAGACGGTGTAGATAGCGTTGTAGAAGTTGGACTTGTGCAGGATGGACCGCTCGATCATCTCGACCTGAGCCAGCCAGCGGCGCACGTCGCCGTTGTCCATCAGGTCGTCCCGGACCTTGCGGCGGTGCCAAGGCCTCGCCGGGGATGTCATCCCAGACATGAGGCCCGCTGCCATGACCCGCAGCGCCTGCGTCCCCGTACTGTCGATAATCTTGGTAGTGCGCTTGCGGCCCCGGCTGTTCTGGCCCTCGATCAAGTAACGCCCACGACGAGGCGCGATGTAGTCGCTGATCTCCATCCAGTGCGACCGGAACGACGAGCGGTCGTTCTCCAGCTTCACAAACCGACGGTACAGGGCAGACTTCTTGCCCTTCAGCGGGATAGTCGTGTGCAGGTTGTCAACACTAGGAAGTGGCATATCAGGCCCTCATCGTCGGGTACATACGGTCAGCGGCTGCGCCCTGATCGTCGTCCTCCATGAACTCCATTTCGATTATTTCGAATGTCGCGCTGGTCCCGTCCTGCCCCTTAGATACAGACGCGACCCGCACCTTGCAGTGGATTTCGCGGGTCTCGCCCACTTCACCAACGTCCCCGAGTGCAGATATCTGCTCCTCCTCGAGGTATATCTTGGGGAGGTACTCGTCCGCGCTGGCGAACGGGTCGCTCATAAGAGACCCGCCCGCGTCCTTGCCGCCCATGTGCGCCATGATCAGTTACCCAACAAAGTTTT